AACGGGGTTTTCAAAAGTCATTTTGGTTCCTATAATGCAGATGTAACGTTTGCTTTTTATGTGGGGGGTCAAACACATTCGAATGAGCAGGCGGGGCCGGGGGAACCCATTAACCCGGTCACACTTCCAAATACTTGATACGTGCGCCTTTCTTCATCAGCCAGGCGCGTTTATCCCTCAAATACTCAGCATCTTTGTCATCCGCTGCGTAGATGGTCTTGGCTTCAATCCATTCGCCTTCGTCCCCGGTGCGCTTGAAAACGGCGATGGTTTCAATTAGCTGCTTGCCGCGCTGGAACCTGCCAAACAGGTAAAGCTCCTCGCTCATGGCGAGTTTTAGCCACCACACTTCCTGGGGCTCTTTAATGAGCGGGGCCAGATACAGCAGCCAGCGGTCTCGGTCGCGCTTTCCGACTTTCCAATCGTCGCCTTCACGCACCTGAAACAGCTTGCGCTGCACATGCGCCACGTCGTCGCTTGGCAGTGTTACGCTGGCGCTTGATTCACCACCGAAACCAGCCATAAATAGGGTAAACGCGCGGGCTTCCTGCCCTTTTTGAATCGCTGGCAGTTCGGGCAGCACCAGCAGGCGAGGCGCTGGCATTTCGCCTTTGCGCTGCGCCCACGCCCGCATCATCAACAAGTTGTCCTTGGCTGGCCCGTCTGCGCACCACAGCGGCGCAGTGCCTCGCACGTTGGCAAACTTGGCGTTTAGGTTGACGCGGCATTTATCGAGCTTGGCTTGAATGGCGGACAACAGGCCGTCCCACTCTGTGGGCTTATGCCCCCAGCCCGCATCCGGCACGCCTTCGACGGGCGGGTTTTGCGTAACCCCGCCTTTCGCCATCGCCTGCGCTTGCGAGAGGCTGCGCAGGGTGCACCTACAGCGGTGACCCAGTTGAGGCGAATGGGTCAGCCAAAACGCATCGCCCACGGGTTTGATGATGCCGTCAAGGGCGAGGTGCGAGGGGCGCACCCGGCTGTCATTGATTGCGTCATACATCAGGTAGGGGCGCAGTTTGGCGTTTTCCTCAAAATCGCGCCAGTGCCCGGCTTGATAGGCGGTTTGGGCGCTGTTGCGGTAGATGGTTTCCAAGCGGCCTTTGGGCAGCGCCCACTCTTGGGTTTTGGCCCACTTTTTGAAGTCGGCCAGGGTGTTGCCTTCGGCTTGAAAGCGGGCCAGCTCGTCGGCGACAAGCTGCACCTGGTCAAGGCGGGCCAGACCGCTGACGGTTTGGGCGTAGGCGCGTTTTTCAGCGGCCAGTTTGTAGTAATCCGGCGATAGTTTGACATCTTGCGCCCGTGCCTGGGCAATTTGCACGTCAAAGGGTGCAGCAAAATCGACACTGACAGCAGCGGCCACTTGGGGTTACGCCTGCTGCTTTTGCGCTTGGCCGTAGCCCATGAGGTCTGCGGCAAACATGGCCCGCTCAAGCACTTGCCTGAATTGCGCATCGTCTGCGTCTTGCATGGCAACACCCAGGCGATCAATCAAGTCCTCGGGGCTGGTGGAGTTGGCTATTGCGCTGGCAATGGCTTTGTTTTGAATCGGGCTGATGAAGTTGGCCAAGGTGCGATCTACCTGGTCTTCAATGGCTTGCTGCCCAGCGGTAAAGCGCGGGCGGTGTTCGTTATGGCCGTCAACAAAGGTAAACGGCGCTACAGCATTCATAGCTGCTTGCGCAATAGGGACGGGGGCTACAGGCTGATTTGGCTTAAAACCGCCGGGGCGGGCGGGGTCTGCGGGCTTGGCCGGTGCGGTCTCGGGTACGGTGAAGTCGGTATCGAGCAGGTCGTACTTGTCTTTGATGTAGTCCGGGGTGAACTTGACCATGCCGGCATCGACCAGAATCTTGTCGCGCTCAGCACGCCCGATCTCCAGCCCGCTGCCGTCTTCCATCACAAACAGGGGCGCAGGTATGGCGTTGAGGGCCGCCAGGGCATCGGCCATACGCTGCACGGTTTGGACGATCAGTTTCACGTCGGCCTGCTTCTTTTCCATGCGCACTTCGTTATGAACCCCGCCCAGTGCCCGGTTGCCGCTGCCGCCGTCGGTTCCGCTGGTCAAGGTTTGCCCCAGAATCGCCATTTTTATACGGCGGGTTACGGCTGTCTCAAAATCAGGAAACAGGGTGTTGCCCCCGCCTGTGCCCATGTTGAGGGCGGTGATCTCGTCTTGGGTGCCGCTGACTAATACGGCATCCTGCACGGCATTGCCCAGTGCGGTCATGGTTGCGGTTTTGTCGCCGTCGGTTTTGCCGTAGAGAAAAGGAATGGCAACGCGCTCCATGTGCTTGGCCCACATTTTCCAGCCGTGGGTTCTGAAGAACCAGGGCCAGTAGAGTTTGCTCAGTAGCGCCTCGCCCGAGGGTTTGCGCAGGGATTGGCCATGGACGCAGGCAAAGAATTTGCGCGGGTCGCATTCGGTCATGTTGTCGCGCCAAACCATCACGCCTGCGGGGAGCATCTGCACCCACTCAAAAGGCACATCATGGATTTGGTGAATGCCATAGCGGCCCGGTGTGGCATTGGCGGGGTCGCCGGGTTCTGAATAGACCACTTCGGCTACGCTGTAGCCATAGGGCACGGCTGACCACAGACCAGTGAGCAGCGCATCCATGTGGGGGCTGAATGCGTCGTTGAAGAATTTGGCAGCACGGGCCTGGCTGTGCTCAAAGCGCCAGGAGGTGTTGGTGACGGCAACGCGTCGGGTTTCCAGGTTGCTGAATATCTCCTCGTCGCTTTCGAGGCTGCGCAACTGGGGGCGGCTGATGCCCACACGGGCCAGTACCTCGTCGGCATCGCCGAGCCAGCCGAAGCGGGTCAACATGCGGTCGATGCTGCAAGCGCTGGCCAGCGCTTGCATGTTGCTGGTGTCGGCGGGCCTTGCACCCACATGGGTCAAGAGTTTGTCGTGCTGGGGGGTTTGTGTTTTTGCCATAGCCCGCATGGTGGCGTTCGCGCAGCGGGTTGTCAGCAGGAATTACGTCCTGCGCGACAGGGCATCAAGCGGGTGCGGGGCGGGGATATTGTCAAACAGGCAGGGCTGGCGGCGGCTTTGCTCGGCCTTGTCGGCTTGGCCGAGCTTGCGCACCCAGCGCTCTGAGAAGGTGGTTTTGAAGCTGTAGTCTCGGGCTACTTGCTGCCAGCTTTTGCCTGCAGCGCGTTCTTTGGCAATGGCTTGGCGGTGTATCTGGCGCATGGCCTGGGCATCTTTGGCGAGGTACAGGTGTTCGCCGCCATAGACGCGCATCAATTCATGCGCTGCTTCCTCGCCCAGCAGGGCCAGCAGCTCGGCGTAGGCTTTGCCCCGGCGCAGTTTTGGGATGCGGATGTTCAGCCCGCCGTAGTGTTGCACCAGGCGGGCCGTGGGAGCCGCGCCGATGTGCTCGGCCATGATGTCAAGAGACAGGCAGTTTTTCATCAGAATGTCCGGCGCACGCCTGAGATGATGCCGCTGTGCAGTGCTCTGGTGACACCGCTGTAACCAATGGCCAGCGCCATCACGCCATCGTCATGGCCGCCGCGCGGTGCGCCGTAGCGCATGGCCCCACTTGGCAGGCGCTCCTGGTCAAAGGCCATCAGCTCGGCCAGCAGCCAGGGCACATTGGGCAGGCGAATGGAGCCGTTCTCAAAGGCCAGGGCCAAGGCTTCAATGGCCTGGGTCTTGCTGGCCGCGCTGGTGTGGAATGACTGCACCGGCAGGCGCATGCGTTGAAGCTGCTCGATCAGCGGGCCGCCCATGCTGTTGGATTCGGCCAGAATGGGCGCTTTGGGGAAACGCTGGTGCAAGGCTTGCAAGCGCTGCAACTGCACGGCGTAGTCAATGTCGGTGAAGCGGTCAACGCCCACCACCGCGCCGCGCTTGGCATCAATGGTCACAAACACGGTGAAGTCGTTGTGCCGGCCCCAGTCCACACCGATCACATAAGCGCTACCGTCTTGCGCGTCGCGGGCGCTGTATGGGTCAGTGGGCAGGGCTGGGTCAACTGCGTCGGTCACGCGCCTGAATACGCCTGCGCCCTCTTGCAGGAATTGGGCCAGCACCTCTTGCGCAAAGACGCGCTCGGGGCTGGTCTTGCGCTTCTCCTCCATCCAGCGGGGAGGCAGGTGCGGGTTATCCATGCTGGGTGCGGTGAATGATGCCCAGGCTTCATCGCGTTTGGGGCTGTCGGGGTTGCCTTTTTGCCACAGTTCCCAGAAATAGTTGCGCCCGTAGGGTGTGCTGATGAACCAGGCATCGCCATTCAAGTCGGCCAAGGTGTACTCGATGGTTTGCTCCCAAGCCTCTTTCAAGTGCCGCGCGTGGGCCGCTTCGTCAACGATCACGCGAGCGTAGAAGTTGCCGCGCCCGCAGCTCATGGGGTTTTCAAGTGTCCAGAACTCGATAGACCCGCCGTTTTTGAATTCGATGTATGGGCGCGGGGAACTCACAGCCCGCTTGATGACCGGCGCGTACTGGCGGGAGATGCTTTTGAACACATTGCTGAAATAGCTGTCGTTGGGGGCGTACCAGGCGGTGGGCTTGCCAGCGCCCAGTGCGCCGCGTTTGTTGCCGTTGATGATGACCTCGGTCATCAGATGCGTTTTGCCAAAGCGCCGGCCCATGCAGGCCACATTGCGCATCGCCATGCCCGACAAAATGGCCTGCTGGCCGACGTGTGGTATGAAGTCTGACAGGGTTACTTTAGGCATTTATTTGTGCGTTTTTGCTTGTTTGTGCAACTATTGCACTATAATCAGACTATGCCAACAATCTCCAAACTGCCCAATAAGACCATCCGGGTGAATACGCCCGATCATTTGCCACCCCATGTGCAGGCTGATGCGGGGTTAGCCACTGTGCGCATTCCTATCAATCAAAGCTCCTCGGGTTAGAAATGGTGATGCCCTCTGAGCCGCTGACCTCGTCGAGGCCGTAACTGGCCCGCTCGGCCTTGATGCGCAGCAAAATGGTTTCCATTGCAACCTTGGCCAGCTTGCCGTCGTCCCAGTCTTTGGGCACTGCGCCAAAGCGCTCGCGGTGAACGGCGGTATCGGCCCGGTGGCGATCCACCACATCAGCGACTAAGGCAGCGGCGGCATCTAGTGCGGCTTCCTTTTTTTGCGGGTTGCAACCTGCAACCACGCCTGCAACCTTTTCTGCAACTTTGCGCCGAATGGTGTCGGCCACATTGGATCCGTCACCCCATTTACCGGCCTTGGCATGCTTTTGAACGGCCTGGTGCGATACGCCCCACTTGGCCGCCAGTTCGGGAAACGATGCGCCTGCCTCACGCTCTGCGCGGACTGTTTCCCAATCGTCCTTACTCAACCTTGCCATTGCGCCTCCTTTTTTAGCCATTCAAAAAAATCAAGTTGGTCTGCATTGGCCGGGCCTGCCTTGAATCTGACTTTCACCGCCCGCTGTGGCTTTGATGCGACCTGCTGCACCGCTGGTACCAGCCCCATAATTGCGCCGCAGGTGGGGCCGAATACCATGCCGCCTGCGGTAACGTAGGCGCGTTTGATGCGGCGATGGCAGCGGGCGCAGCGCATTTAGGCGGGCGAAAGTTCCAGCAATCCAAAATCAGTAGCCAGTTTGGCAAGCCCCTTGGCTGTCACCAATACCTGCTCCACTTGCTTGGTTGTGCCGTCGGTGCGCTCCACGGTGGTGATCTTGTGTTCGAGATAGCCCACCTGGATTCGGCTTTGATAACCCACCCAGCCAGAACCACCGGCACGGCGGTAAATCCACTGCTTTTCCTGCAACCATGCAAAAAACTTCTTTGGCTGCAACTGCAACACCTTGGCCGCGTTGGTGATGCACATGGAACCTTCGGCAAAGGTTGAAATACGGTCAAGGGCTTGGGCCTTTGGGGCAGCAATGGCAAGCTGCGCATCCTTTACCGCGATCTCTGCAACCGCCTTCAGTCTGCCTTCCTCAGAATCCATTGCCAACTTGAGAATGTCGATACGGGTCAGGCTGGCCGGGTTGAATGCTGGCTTGGCGGCTTGCTCCTCAAGTTCCGTCATCCGGTCGAACACCTTGGCCTGCAATTCGTAGCTGTAGGACATTGCCATGAGGCAAGCTTCACGCTTGGGGAAACGATAAATTGGATAACTCTGCCCATTTTGCGGGTTGACGTGGGTGTCGGAAATTTTTCCGACACCCCCACCAAGCACTTCAGGAGCTTTTTTCATGAAGTCATAGTGTTCCAATTTGGCAAATCCCTTTGACGGGAAGCCAGCGGCAGCAGCAAGGGCGTTTTCCTTGCGTTCGGCGTTGACGTAATCGACAAGCTCAAGGCTTGTCATCGTGATGACTTCGGCGGGGTGAATTGTGGCGATGGTATTCATGTCGGTTTTCCTTTGGTTTTCAGTGAAGTGGTTAAGCGGTAGCGCGTTGGGGCACGGGGCGGGTTTTGACGGCAAGGTTGCGCGTCCACAGTTCAATGACGGCGGCGTTCACGATGACGCGCAGGTCAGCCTGGGGCAGGGTGCGATTGATCTGCGCGGCTACGGCTTCGCCCCACGGTGCATCCTTGGTGTTGGCAACATCCTTGTAAAGCGCCATGCCAGATGCGTCAGCCAGGCGCAACAGGGCGGCGTGGTCGATTGATGCACTGCACTTGCATCATGCGGCCGTCCGATACAGCCATGCAACCATTGCAGCATCACGCTCGTGCTGGTTACTGGATTTGTTCCAGCCTGTTTTTTCTGCAAACTGTTCAGCGTTGAGCTTCGCACCCTTGCCCTTGGGGCTGATGCCGTGAGCGTCAACCCCTTTGCCAGCGCAAATCGACACAATCAGCTTGCACCAGGCATCAATCTCGCCCACGTTGCGGGCCATTTTCAGGGCAGCGGCGCGGCTGGCAGTGGTGGTGAAAACATGGCTTTGCAGGCGTGAATCTTCAAACACAACCCGCTTTACGCTGTTGTCAATCCAATGGCTGATGACAACTGGCGGCACGGTCATCAGATCAACTAGCTTGCCGTTTTTGTAAAACGCCATGCCGGTATGTGTGCCTGGGTCAATGCCGATAATCATGCGTCCTTCTCCGCGCTGAAAACGCAAGTCCATTCGGTCACGTCGCCGTCATTCCACCAAGCCTCGCCGTAAATGCTGTGGTGATCTGGCAGCTTGTAGGGGTGTGGCGCGTCAATTTCCATGATGACGGTGCGGCCCACTTTGCAAGCCCAGGCCATCGCAGCAATCAAGGTGGTGAACCCGCGCACTGGCGCGATGATGCGGGCGCTGTGGCGGTAATTTGCGGCCTTCTTGGGGGTTGTGGCGTGATAGAGCTTCATGGCTTTCCCTGCACAATCTTTGCCAGCAACCCAAACGGGATAACCACAAACCACAGCGCGGCGAATGCCACCAGAATTAGCGGCGCGGCCAGAAAATCACGGATCCGCTTCATGGCTTGCCTTTCGCTTCATTGCGCTTTTTCCAAGCGTCCAACACACCGGCCTTGAGCGTCAAGTGCGGATAGTCGCGGTCGTACTCATCAAGGGCAAACCGGGCGTACTCGGGGTTCTCAAGGCGCAAGTCGATGATGTGGTTTATCAAATCCTCGCGTGTTCCCATTCGTGGTGGGGTTGCTGTAACTGTCATATGCTGTATTCCAAATTCCATGTTTTCAAAAACTTTGCTTCACTTTTATCTCTTCCAACATCAACCAAAACCCAGTAATCCTTAACTTCCAACATCCTGAATTACCCTGAATCCTTAAACTGCTGGTGGTGGGTCAGACCTAGCCCATCCGGGATAAGCCTTCACAAAACTGCTGTATGGAGCCGCCTTGACCCGCCAGTCGTTCAGGACAAGGGCACTAGCTTCGCCACCCTTTGCTGTATCTCAGTCCTTAATCCCACAGTTCAGCTATCCCCGGATGCCTGTCGTTAAACTATGTCCGACACATTCCAGCGGCCCATTTATTGACTTGGGCGTGTCACACTGTCGCAATGCCTGATGTGGTGTTTGGAGAACCGCATAACCCTCTCTGACTTCGGGCAGGCACTCATGAAAACTATTTCAGCCTCACCTCCATCAAGCGCTTAGCTACTGCCATCAGCCCAAATTCCTTGTGATCGTCATTGGCATCATTGCCCAGTACATCGCTCATGCAATACTTGAATCCGGTCTTCTCTGCGGCCCGCTGACCTGCACCAGACTCATCGTTGTCGGCAAAGCAAAATGCCCGGCCTTTGACCATAGAAGCCACATGCGCCATGTTTGAATCACTGAAACAAATCAGCACACAGGCGTTAAGACGCATCAGGCGCAGCGCCAAATCAATAGATAGGCCAGTGGCCCAGCCTTCACATAAAAACGATTCAGCGGCCTGTTTTGGCCCCAGGCGCAATACGCAACCTTTAGCCCGCATACCCGGCAACATCTTTTTTTCGTACCTGCATTCGTCTGCCAGCCAGCGCACTACCTGAACACCTTGCAAGGCGTTGGTTTCAAAATTGCGCATGGGTATCAGTAAGTCATTGGCCTCATTGACCAAGCCGACGGAATCAGGCAAACCTTTGTAAATCAGGTAATCATGGGTTTTCAGCTCTGTGTCTCGTAGCATCAAACTAGCCTGCATAGCGGCACGGCCCCAACCCTCAGACTGGCGCTGCGTAGCAGCTTGTTTGCGCTGTGCCCAGGCTTTACGGTCAGCATCCGTCAGCGTTTTTTCCTTTGGGTTGTCAAACCAATTGATCTCGCCTCCTTGCGCCCAGTCAGATACCCAGCCCTTAAATCCGTCCCAAAAAAATGCACCATTTTTAGAACGAGGCTTATCTGCTGTGGGGCAGCGCTGAACTTTGTCAGCCGGGTACAGCCGGTTGATTTGCAAACCATGCGCCATAGCGAATGACTGGAAATCCATCATGCTGCTACCGCCTGACGGGCCTTGGCATAGGCAATGTTTTTAGCCGATACACGGTTAAGAAAATTGCGGCTCATGGGAACATCGGGCGTGGTGTCCAGTGCCCAATACCGTGGAGGCTCTGTTCCTGCCATATCTTTGAACAGGTAATAAGCGCGGGCACGTTGTTTTTCTGGTGCGCTGTGAGCGCGGGCATACGTGCAAGCCTGCTCCCATAAATGCCTTGAATCATCGGCAATTTTCTTTTTGCCAATCGTGATCTCGCGCATCTCGCCGGGCACGTTTTCCACTAGCGCCTGCACTTGTTTCTCGTACCCGCAGGACATACATCGCTTTGCAAAAGGCGTGTAGCCGCATGAAGGACAGCCCTTGGCCTCAAAATCATCTTTGTCGCGTCGAATGGCCTTATCGAGCTTTTCACCCATATCCAGCGCGTCCAATCCGTCAAAAAAGACGCTGGTGTAATCCTCTGAAAACCGTTGGATATTGCCGCTGTGGTCAAGCAGCAAGCAGTCTTTTTTATTGGTATCTGGCGATGACCGAAGCCCCCGGCCCCACATCTGGATAGCGGTCGATAGCGATTTACGCAGCGGGCGGCAGTCAACAACACAGCCCACATCGGGCACATCAAAACCTTTGGCAAGTGCTTCAACTGACACCAGGACGCGCAAATTTGAATCGTGCTTGCGGTATTCCTTGAGCAAAAATTCACGCTCTGTCGGCAACGTGTTGGATGTGAATACAGCAGCCATCACTCCTATTTCGTTGAATTGACGGCAAATCTCTTCGCAGTGTTTGATGGTTGCGCCAAACACAATCGTTTTACGGTTTTGGCCGTGCTTTACCCATTCGGCAACCACGTCACCAATAATCTCCATACCGCGCTGCTCTGCGGCCTGGTCAGTCCATTCGCCACCGGCTGTATCAGCACCCGCCATGTTGGTCATGGTGCAAGACATCACGCGCATGGGAACCAAAACGCCAGATTGCGTCAGGTCGTGCATGGTGGTGGCATTTATCAGGTTAGTGAACAATTTACCCAGGCCGGGGCTGAATGGCGTAGCACTCAGTCCAATGACCTTGGCGCGGCAATGGGGGATGTACTCAGTCCAAGCCTTCAATTGCGTATGCGCCTCGTCAACCACAATCACGTCAGCATCCGGCCATTGCCGACGGGCGACGGTTTGGGCGCTGGCAATTTGAAACGGCGCATCATGGTTCATGCGCCAGTGGCTGGCTTGCAGGATGCCGTGGGCACTCAGGCCATATTTATCTGCGGCTTCACTGGTCTGGTTAATCAGGGTTGTCCGGTCGCACATAAATACGGCCTTTTTACCCTTCAAAAGCGCCTCATGGATGATGCGCAAACCTAAATAGGTCTTTCCCCCGCCCGTGGGGGCCATGATTAACTGATTTTTGTGACCAGCAATAGCACCGGCCCGCAACGCATCATGAGCGGATTGTTGAAACGGACGCGGTGCGGGAAACGTGGCACTGGCGTAATTGGGTTTATCTTCCCAAAGTTGGCTCATGGCTGCACCTTTTTGAGTTGGTTTTGCAGGGACTTGATGCGTTTGATGTATTCGTTGTTCGAGTTCTGCAACCCGGCCATGCGCAAGTTCAATTGAATGATTTGCGCTTCGAGCTGGGTGTTGCGGGCTGCTAAATCAGCCAATGGTTCGTCACTTGCCAACATGAATGCAATGGTCTTGGCTTGGGCTTCCTGGTGAATGCGCGAGGCTTCGAGTTCAGCGTCGTCTGGTGCGCCTTCGTCTTCAGTGGGCGCTTGAAGTGTTGGCTCTGTAACTGCGGGAGCTGGTTTGGGCGGCTTGGTTGTCTCTGCGGCCTTTTTTACCGACATCGTGCCTGCCTTGACTGCGGCCTTTACTTCGGGGGTGGCGTTGGCCTGGACTGCTTTGGCTTGCTTGATTGTTTTGTCGCTAACTCCTGCGATGGAAGCCAATTCAGAGTTTGATTTTTGAGGGTGGGAACCGGGTTCCCACCCTCCTTGATGTTGATTTGCACCGACAGGTTTCCACATATAGATAGCCGTGATAGCCAGCGCCTTCTGAGAACCCGTGATGTGGCGACGCGCATCGTTTTGCGCTCTGACAAAATCAACCGGGTCAACGTCACCAAGAGGTTTTGAAGGGCAGGCCATGCCAAGCTCTGTAGCGGCCCGGTAACGATGCCAGCCGTCAATCACCATACCCTCGAAAATCGTAATTGGGTTTTGAACACCGATCACAAGGATGCTGTCCTTGAGAGAATGAAATTCATCATCCTGCATAGCAGGCCAAGCGGCGGATAGCGGGTGTTGGTTGAGGGTTGTCATACTTGCAAGCCAAGTGCGCAGTCAATTGCTTCAAAATCAAGATAGCCAGTGCAGCCGCGCACTTCGTTCATGCTGGCAGACTCCAGCAACATGGCCCAAAATCCAATGACCTCGGCGACACTACAGCCGGACTTGCGGGCGATAAGCTGAAACTTGGGGTCTGTGACAGACCCGTGATGCCAGCGAAACCAGTCCATTGAGGCCATGATTTACACCTTGGCAGACTTCAAATAATGAAACACATCGTCGGCTGAGGCTGGTGTAATCACGCCTGGATACTCACGCGGGCGGCCATTGGTTTTCAGGTAAATCTTCGCACCATGCTCCAGGAACTGCGAAGCGGTGCGGATGACCCATTCAGCCGGGGGAACCCACTCGGGGGTTTTGGTGGATTTGGATGCACCGCCGATAACAACCCAGTTGAAAAGCTGAGGCTTGGTGAACGTCAATGGCTCAATCAAAGGCTCAAGGGATAGCCACTTCACTCCGCATTCAATACGCTCAAACGCGGCTTCTGTGACCTTCACGCGGGCCTGCATATCGACTGATGCACCTATCCAACAATTGGCTGCGTACTGGAATTCAGCGGCCCTGTTGGGGAACTTGGTCAACATCAAAAAATTCCACTCGGGTGAATCGCGCATGGTTTGCAGCACGGCGTTAATCCATGCGTCAGGCACCCAGCGACCGTACAAGTCACTCATGGAATTGCTAAAAACGTTCTTTTTGGCAATGTCGATGTCAGCGCCTGCGGGAACCTTGGTGTTCACCGGGCCAGCCAAACGACCAGGCCAGAATGAGGGCGCAAAGCCTTGTTGATAGAAGCGTTCGGCAATGTCGCGGGCGTAGCAGTAAGGGCAGTCATGCAGGCATCCAGTGACCGGATTCCATGACCAGTCAGCCCATTCGATGCTTCCCATGCTGTCGGCGGCTGTATCGCCTTGCTTATTGAACTTGAACTTGTCATCGCGCTGGGCAAGGAAAGCAGACTGGTCGTCTGGAGACATTGCGCCCCATGTTTCAATCGTGGC